CGCGAAATGCCTCGCGGATCGGCTACAACGGCTTCAATTGAATCGTCGTTCATCAGGCGGTATTCCGTGCCGTTAACTATTAGGCGGGTGCCAGAGTTAGCGCGAAACACAACACAGTCACCTATCTTGCACCAAGGCCCGCTTGCAAAACGGTCTTTGTCAGAGTAGCACTGCTCACCCATGTCTAAGACATAACCAACTACGGTGAGGATTCGCTCCTCATGCAGGGTTTTGTCAGATTTAATGATGCCACTGCCAAACGTTTTATCTAGCGTAGGCATAGCAATTAGCAACCTGTATCCGACGGGTTTAGGTAGTTGGGCTTCAACTTCCTCGTCAGTTAAGGTGGATTGGGGTTCACTCATCGTCGTTATCTTTCATAGAACGCAAAAGGTCTGTTGTGGTTTGGATAGCAAGCCGGAGACCTCGAATCCTGCCTACTACTTCCCGGTACTCAGCGAAGTCTTTAACCCCGCCTCCTGCCAGAAACTGTATTGAAGAGTCCACATCCTCTTCGTGTTTTTGAATTAGCACGTCATAGACGGTTTTGGCCATGGTTTAGCCTTTCTTTGGCTGTTGCTTCGGAGTAGCGAGCATCTTGAGCGCGTCCAGTTTCAGCTTAGCCTGCTGTTGGCGCTCTTGAGTATTGAGTCGGGCACTGTTTTGTTTCTCTTGCGATTGCAGGCGAGCACCCTCTTTTTGCGCTTCGATTTGCACGCGTTGCTGCTCCAACTGGAGTTTAGCCCCAGCAATTTGTGCGTCGTTTTGGTCTTTTTGCTGTTTGCGCTGCACTTCGGACTGTTTGATCTGTACTTCGGCTTGCTGAAGCTGAAACATCGGGTCTTGAGCTTGTTGCTGGGCTTGCTCTTGAGCTTGCTGTTGCTGATGCGCTTGCGTAAGTTGTTTACCTGCGTCTGCAACCAAGCGCGCCAACTGGATCTCCATATCCTCGGGCATCTGCTCATCGGGTGCAGGCAGGGGTACGCCAAGTCGTTCTTCTATCTGTTTGCGGTAGCTAAAGCCTAAGTGCTCAGCAATGTGCGCCTGCATAGCAGCCATCATGCCTTGCGCCATCGGGTTCTGCCCAATAGTCTGAGCGATCATTGGGTCTTGGATAAACGACTGGTGAGCAGTAATGTGCGCTTCGTGGTCTTGATAAATAAACGCTTTTACTGGCTTACCAATGAGAATCGACATGTTCTCTGACACGGGGTCGCGAGGCTTCTGGTCTTCGCTCGTTGGTACTATCTTGTCCGCGTTCTTGATGCCCAACACCTCAATCATCTGACGGTGTAGGTACGGCAAGTCGTAAATCTGCGGGGCAGACTGCGCCATCTGGAACACAGCTTGATACTGCACCACACGCTGCGCCATTGTTGAGCTGTTGGGGTCGCTTACAGGAATCACATCCACCATCGCGTAGTCGTCCTTGCGGGCGCGCGCTAGGCCAGAGTCTGGCTCGTACTGATAGTCTTCGGGGGCGTACTCGGCGATGATGCCTTTTAAGAGTTTAAACTCCAACTTCATGGCGTAGTGCACACGAGACTGGACCGCAGCCATCGGCTTTAACTGACGCTCTAACAGTGCGAGTGTTGTACCAACCGGCGCGTTAGCGCTCATGTCGGACACGTTCATATCACTGATGGCGCCGAGGCGTCGGCCTTCGTCCGTTATCCGTTGCAGCAGGGCTAGCAGGGTTTGCGACGGCTCCTTATATGGCAGCATCATGATGTTGTCTTTGATGTTACCTGACGGTACATCTACATCACGGAACTCGCCCGGAGCAATCGGTGTGTCGTCGCCCTTGACGCGTAACCCACGGGACTTCAAACCCCCCGGTAAGTTTGATAAAGTACCAGCATCAACTAGCTGACGGATGAGGGCTGTGCCTGCGCGTGCGTAACCCCCAATGATGTGGATCAAACCTAATCCATAGAACCCGAAGCCCGGCACATATACATAGTGCACAAAGTGGTCGCGCTTTAATGTCAGCGGATCTTCCTCGTCCCAGTTACGACGTACAGCCAACACTTCATTAGTGCCACGCTCAATCGTCACAACGTACGGCTTAGCTAAGTCGTCTTCGGCATCATCAACCCCTTCGATACACAGGTCGGCGTGTATCTCAAGCACGGTATAGCGCTCGTCACTTGTTATTGAGTAGCCACCCTCTTCAGCCTTCTTTTTCTCAATATCAGACGGAAACGATTCCGGCTCACCTAACTCAATGTCACGGTAGAAGCCCTGCGACATCAGGCGCTTCATCTCGTTCTTTGTCTTACGCATAACGTGACTTACACGCTCGGCCTGTTCAATGTTTGACGCGCCGTAGGGTACGATTACATCTTCTGCGGGTACGTATATAGATACTTGACGTCCCATGCCGGGGTCAAAGTAGACCTTCTTAAACGCGCTACCTGCAAGGCCCAAGCTATATAACATGCGCTCATGCTCAGGGCGGTACTCGACCATGCGGTCGGTAAGCTGATAGTTCATGTCTGTGCGCACGCGCTCAGCAGCTTCTTCTTTCTCTTTGGTAACCTTACCAAGGATCTTTGTCTTTACCGGCCCCGCTGCTGGAAACGTCTCGCTCATAGTTTCGGCTTGGAACCGAATTGCGGCTTCGGCAAGGATTGTAGAGTACACGCCACATGCGTCGTCCCACGGCTCTGTGCGTTCTTCGTACTTAAAGCCTAGCACGTCAAGGCCCTTAACAAATGTGTCGGCCCACTCTTTACGTGACCCAACGTCGGCTTCGACAAGATCAATCAGCTCCGTGGACAACTCTTCTAGCACGCTTTCATCAAGAAGCTCAGCTAAGTTTTCACCAAACTCACCTTCTTCGTCGTCATTTTTTGATGGGCCAAAACTAATCTCAACCCCACCATCTTCTAACTCTTCAATCTCGATACCCGATTCATCATCTAGTGGTAAGACTGCTTCGATGCCAATTTCTACACCGACATCTTCTTCTTCGTCACGCCCAAGCGGGGCAGCGTAAAGACCCTTATCCATTGAACTTGTTGCCATGATCTATCCTTGTTAATAATACCCGCCACGCCTACGCGACTTAAAATACTTAATTTCATCTGGTTCATCGGATGGTAGCCGAATGAAACCGCCTTGGCGAAACCGCATTAACGCCATTACTGTCGAGTCCACCAAGTCATCGTGGCTCATAAACGGAAATCCAGCAATTTCTTCAATCACTTCTTCCCCCCACCGGGTTTGCGGAACCCAGCATATACCCGACGCCACAATGTCTGATACAGAGTTTAACCGCGCTAACTTGTCACCGCTACCCCTATGAGGTGTAAATTCTCCCACAGGAATACCCATCCTACGCATTTCTTGATAGAGCGCGGTACCGGCGGACTTCTTCTCTACGATGAACGCGTCGGGTTCCCACTCAGCATACTCTTCTAATGCCATGGCTTTTAGGGCCGGAAACTCCATACGCTTCTTGATCGAATTTAGCAGAATGATGTTGTACGCCGAGGTCTCTTCATTCAGGAACACCCCCCACGTGGTAAGCGCCGTAAAGTCAGCCCTGTTGTGAGTCTCTGCCGCAGCGTCAAGTGACATGATGATGTACTCGCACTTGGGCGGATCTTCTTCACTCCAAATGTTCCACCACTCACGCTTAACGACTGAGGCTTCCTCGGATGTCGGATTCTGCTGGTACTGCGAGTTCCACTGGAACACGGGCATTGACGCCTTGGTGCGCAGCAGCGCAGCCATATCGAAGAACTCAGGCCACAGGGGCTTCTGAATAATGTCCCCAGCCTTGGTCTCTACATCTAGTATGGCTGGGAACTCTACGACGTTGTACTGATCTGAGCCCTCGTTTTGCCCCATGTCCCGAGTCACGCGCCCAGTCAAGTCATCTTGGTGCCAGCGAGTTTGCACAATTGCCACTCGCCCACCGGGCATCAGACGAGTACGTGCGCCATAAGTAAACCACTCGTAGGCTTTCTCAAACACACTAAAGTTCCCGTTAATGATGTCTTGCTCGTTGTGTGGGTCGTCTACTAATAGCAGGTCAGCACCGCGTCCCGCCAAGGCGGAGCCAACACCACAAGCAAAGTACTCACCCCCAAAGTTTGTGTTCCACCGGCCCGCTGACTTACTGTCAGACGCCAAAGTTACTCCGGGAAATATCTGTTTGTACAGGTCGGAATCAATTAAGTTACGCACTTTACGGCCAAAATCTACGGCCAGATCTGTGGTGTGGGACACCATCAAGACTTTTTTATTAGGGTATTTACCTAGGAACCACGCCGGGAAGTAAATAGACACGAGCTGAGATTTACCGTGCCGAGGCGGCATGTTCACGCACACCCGGTCTTCGTTACCCTCTGCAATATTCATCAACAAGTTAGCCAAGATGCGGTGGTGCTTGCCCACCTTGTAGTCTGGCTGCATGTGCCGACAAAACGCGATCAGGTCGTTGCTACACGCCGCGCTTACCTGCCGTGTGCCGAGCACGTCAGCTATTTTCTCTATCTCTGCTTGTTCTTCGACCGAAAACGAGTCTAGGTTATCCAGCATCTGCTGAATTTCTTCGTCTGTGAAGTCAAGTACTGCTTCAGCGGTCGTTGTCATCGCACTCTTCGCTGTCTTCGGGCTCATATACTGAGCCTGCGGGGGTACTTAACCCCAATTCCGCGTCCACATCTATGATTTCGCCGCCCATTTCAACACCACTGGGCACTAACATAGTTGGGCGGGTTAGTTTTTGCAGTTTCTCACGCAGTTTGTGGCGTAAATCGTCTGTTGTTTGGTGTGTGACCGTGACTTCGTGCTTCTCAGTGAACAGCCCAACGTCCGATACCTTACCCAACAGCTCCAATGCACGGATTCTGATGCGGGGGTCTGGGTTTTGTGACTCTTCTAGTAACTTGTTAGTGACTAAATGGCGTACTTCAACCGCGTGGTTCACCACTTGGCGCCCATACTCATCAAGGTAAACCCGTAGTGACTGCAAAGATGCCGGGGTGAGCGAGCTTGCGCGCTGTGTGGTAACAGCTTTACTGGTCTTTTCGGAGTTTGCGGCGTACGCAGTGGTTAACACAGCCGCCGCCTCGCGGTCTTCGTCAGAAGTTGTCACGTGCAGTTCGTGTTCTACAAGTACTTCAATAGACCGGCACGCAGCCTCAGCCCGCTGACGCAAGTCAAAGTAAGGTGTGTCAGGTGTAATCTCAACACCCAATTCTGGCACAAGGGTAATTGTCATAGACGCAAGTCAAAAGTGACTGATGCACCGAATATACCAAAAAAATATACAAAGTCAACCACCCTATATTTTGTACGGGGGGCCTTTCCCTATTAGAGGGGGGTAGGGTTTGTACCTAGCTGTATAAAAACACAGGGGGTAGGGGGGGGGTATTTTGTTTGGTGGGTATTTCGTTTGGTGGGTATTTCGTTTGGTGGTACCTGCTTGTGTGGAATAGTAATACTACAACAGACTAGGGACTCCTAACCATACAGCGGGGGGTCGGGGGTGGGTGGGGTCACGCCATGCCACATTTTGATTATCATATCTTGTTAGGGAAACCCTAACAGTATTTAATTGTGCGTTTCCCTTGTGAAATGTGACATAGTCTGGCATAATAGAGTCATCGGTTGGGAAATGGTTTCCTAATCGATATAACCTTAATAGGATGGAAATCATGAAAGCTATTAGTTCAGTGATCGCTACAGCGATCGGTCAGTATGTTGGCGCATCGGTGAAAACAGACCAGATCAAGATCAAAGTAGTTGACACCTTGGTAAGTGAAGGTATCACTAGTGAAATGCTAGTGTCACCTAAGAATGGTGCGGATGCATCGTTCTACGATTCGGTGAAAACAGCGGTGGTCGCGGGCTTTGCCAGTAACGTGCAAGCGCTATTAGGCAAAGATACCAAGACTCTGAGTGTTTCCCAGAAAACCGATAAGCGTTACTGGCAACAACAAATAGGATCCAAGATTAAAGATCTACGCAATGCATTGGTCAAGCGCGAAGCGCAAGGCGAGGACGGCGAGGCAAGAGGAAACGTCGCATCATTCGAGGCGCGCCTCAAACGTGATCTTGCAAAGTACATTGCACAGATAGAAAAGGGCGAGGCGTTTGGGTTTCCAGCGGTTGAAATGCTCAAACATTTGAAGAATGCGAGCGTATTGATTAAGTAAACCCCGAATCCCTAGGTTAACCCCTAGGGGTTTTTGAAACCCTTGGAGAAAATTATGCAATTAGATCTTGTTGATGAGATGCAATGGGAAGACGTGGTTGATTTTGAAACCCTTGAAGATGCTGGGCTTGAAGAGTCAGATGAGCCCGCACACGGTAACCACCTATCCTGTGAGGGTAGCATTTACTCTTACACTGACTGGTTTTATGATAATGATGAAAGTGCTTTCAGCGTCATGTAAACCCTAACTAATTAGACCCCGCTCCGGCGGGGTTTTTTTTCGCCTGTACTTTTCGCATATCTTGTTAGGGATTCCCTAACAGAC